TGAAATTCCTATTCTTAGCTATGGACTTAGTTCCTATGGTTATGACATTCGTTTGTCACCTAATCAGTGCCTTTTATTCGGAGGTGTCCAGCATGGAATGTGTGATGCTAAAAATTTCGATCCAGAAATTTTAAAAGAAACTGAACTCCATGAAGACGAGCGTGGTAAATATTTTATTATTCCTCCTTTTGGATACTGTTTAGGTGTCGCTATGGAACATTTAAAACTACCAAGGGACGTTACTGTTATTGCTGTAGGTAAAAGTACTTATGCTCGTGCTGGTATTATGGCTAACATTACTCCAGCGGAAGCTGGTTGGGAAGGTCATCTAACTTTAGAAATTAGCAACTGCACTCCATTGTTTAATAAAATCTATGCAAACGAAGGGATTTGTCAACTTCTGTTTTATCAAGGCGAACCGTGTGAGGTTGACTACCAAATGCGAAAAGGGAAATATCAAAAACAACCATATGAAGTAGTCTTATCTAAGGTTTAAGCAAAACCTGTGTATGGTGTATACAACCTGTTTGTAGAGGACTGCGGTTTATTAGCGTAGTTCGTGGCTCCAGCTTTACCAAAGACATCACCTTCGATAAAAGCTGGGGTTTGTCCTTGTCTATCTGTAAATGGTTGATCGTAATTCATCTTCTGCCGAAACTTTCCGGCTGATTTCTTTGCTCTCAAAAACTTTTCAACACGATTTTGCTGCTTCTCGTTGCGAATGTCCCCGGCATACGCAGTACGCTTCTCATCATCATCTAAACGACGTATATCTACATCGTAAGCCCTCTCAGGATTCAGGTCTGTAACGTAACCACCTGAGGTGCCTGCCATTATTTTTACTCGCAATTATTATAGTTGAATTATAATTGAACTTAATTAATGAAAATAAACGAACATGGATTTCTTATCCTCTTTTATTAACAATAGCGATGAGCTAAAAACTCGTTTAGCTACAACCTCAGATTTTGGGCAAGAATTAGATAATGAAAATAATGACGTTCCAGTGTATGATCAATTTAATACTGGTATTGCGGTGACACAACAATCACGTCCTCGCACAAACCTTTCTATTGACCCAGGAGAGCTTGATCGATGTGGAGTGACGGGAACGATTCCAAGCGCGGAACAAGGTATTCAAATGGGAGCTATGCCACAACCACGGACGTTGATGGTGGACATGGGAGACTACGCCCCAGAGGAGATGGCGATGGACGAGGAGATGCAACGCAAACTGAAAGCTGGTTTAAACCGCTAAGTAAAGAAGAGGAATTAATGTTAGAAGAGTGCCCTGGTGGCGTTTGTCCTGTACCTTGGGCTGTTGATACCAGTGGAGAAGACTCCTCAGCTAAATCAGAACAGTCTTCTTCTTGGGATATTTACATCAATAAACACGAAGAAGTTCTTGAAGGAATAAACAAAGACAATGTTAACCATCCTGCTCACTACACCGATGGTGGCATTGAATGTATTGAAGCCATTGAAGCGCAATTAACGCCAGAAGAATATAGAGGGTACTTAAAAGGTAACGTAGCAAAATATGTTTGGAGAGAACAACATAAAGGGGGTATTGAGTCATTAAAAAAAGCTCAATGGTATTTATTACGGCTTATTAATATAGAATAAAAAATGTTTTAAATACTATGACAGTAACAACAAACGAACACGGACAACAAAACGTTTTTGCTAAAGAACCCATCATGGAGATCATGGAAGACATCACCCCTCATAATGAAAAAGCTGAAAAACTAAATGGTCGTTTGGCTATGTTAGGTATTATTGCTGCTCTTGGAGCTTATGCAATGACTGGACAACTTATCCCTGGTGTTTGGTAAAGTTTTTTAACCAAAGAAAGGCATCATTTCATCTTCGTCATCGTCATCTTGGCTAGCCATTAGCGTCATTGCTAACTGAGCTAGCTCAATTTCACTAGGAATATCAAATTCCAATTGAATATTTTCCGCTTGCATTAAATCCTTAATTGCTTGTATTTCCAAAAGACGTTGGTGATACAGATTTAATAAAGCCACATACATTTGATCCCATGTCAATTCTTTGGCTTCAAGCTCTGCTTTACGCATAGCAAGTTGCAAATGCAATGGTAATTCAAAGTCAGTATCAGCTGTAGTTTCACCCATGCTTTTAGTCTTTGCTTTACTTATTCTAGTGTATACAGTTATTTTTGGAATTCAAAAATGGTACGTAAATCCTCTTCTGTTAAATCAAATTCTTTTTGATGTGACACATTAAATTTATTAGCAAACTCAGACAAAACATAAGGGTTTATTTTTAACTCCAGCTGTCTAATGGCCTCTACTTCTGTCGCTGAAGCAGTGTAGTCTCTAAATGCTTTTAATAAAATTTCTCCTGTAGAAAGTTGATGGTTTAAAAATAAATCAGCTTCTTGTCTTCTTCTGTCTAGTAACCCGCCTATGACTTCATTCTCTCCATTAAAAATCCATTTACCAAATTCTTGTGCTGCTTGTGCATAATCTTCGTTTTCGCAATGATCGATAATAGAACTGTACAGAAAGGAATTCCAGCCAATGGAATGAATGAAAGAAATCAAACTTTCTTTCATGTGTCCTATAAGACCTAAATTTAATTTGTCAAGTTCAATAGCAATTACATTAATTTCATGTAATAAATACTCCATTGCTTTTTCTTTTGTACAGCAATGTCCTTGTTTGACCTGTAAGCCATCAGGATAAAATTGTGTGCCGTAGCCCAGGGTATAAGGATCTTTTCCTGTTTCTAAATCAGGATAAGCTTTTTCATTAAAACCTTCAAAGGTTTGAATAATAAAGATTGCATTCTGATAGCGATACATTAAAAGTCCTCATATCTCTATACTATATATTATTTTCCTTGTCCACGGGACTGTTTTCTTCCGTGATTAATTTTAGAGTGTTTACCTTGTCCTTGTCGTGTTTTTTTAGGGCTAGCAACAACATAGCCGCCACCTTTTTTAATTGCCATTTTTAATTATTTACTTCACCAATAGTATCACTTTATTCAGGTTCAAGGGAAGATTCACAAAGCATACTAAATAAAAAAGTTTTCATTTGATGATACTCAACTTGTTGTTCTGCTGGTCTTGCTGGTGATCCAGGCCAATACTCTATTGCATCACAAGTAGCATCATAAAGAATGCGTAAACTTTTTGTATTAAATTCTGCTTGGATTATCATTACGTTTGCATTAAGAAAGCTATTTTATTGCTTTCATCAGGCATTTGAGAATATAAATTATTTAATATATCTTTTGCTTCTGTTCTACTTTCAGTACTTGCATTTATGTCATTAAAAATTGACGCATACCTACCAGCTATATTTTGTATTTCAGGACTAAACGCAACTAACGAAGTTGCTTGTTTTGGAACATACTTAGCTGGTTTTGTTCCTGCTCTTTTTCTTGTTATATTATTTACCATTTAACTTTATGACTCCAATACCTTGCACTCATTTTACCAGGCTTGCTATCTTGTGCGTTGTGTCTTGCATAGTATGACTTCTTACGTGCTTTGTCTTTGGCTGTCTGGGGATTTTTTCCGGCCCCTTTCACGCCCTGCTGGCCAAAACGAATTATCTTTTCTTTCCCGTTTTCGCAAGCTTTTACAACATGAGACTTAGTTTTATGACTAGGCGTTTTCTTAGGTTTATTGCATGCCATTTTATCTTTATTTAACTTAGCAGCTGTTGCTGCTTTTTTATGCTTTGCTGTCATTATTATTTAAAGAATGCAGTATATTCACTAATATAATCCCTACCAGCATCACTATAATAATCTTCTTTTTCTTCTGGAAAAAGATTAAAGTAATCAGAACTTTCTTCTTGATCGTCAGCTTTGTCTGAACTTGTACTAAAAATATCGTCTTCGTCTCCAAACATGCTTCCTACTGAGGCAAGAGCTTCAAAAGGATCATCACTTATTGTTGATAATTCAAAGTCATTACTTAAACCTTTTTCTATTAATTCAAGATCTCCTCTATCAGCATCTGGCATAAAGTCTGAAAAAAATTCATCTTCTGTTCCTGCATAACCTGAATTAGCAAACAAAGTAAATAAAGAACTTTGGTCTTCTGGGTCAATGTTTTTTTGATCTTCATCTCTTGAAATATAACTTACACCTAAACGGTCTTGTGTTGGTTTTAATTTTTTTTCATTTAAATACTTAATTGATTCACGTATTTCTTTTGCTGCTCCTGTTCTAGTTATATCAATAATGTAATCTTTTAATTCATCCAAGGAAGCAGCTGCATCTAATCCAAATTGTTCTAAAATTTCTTTCCATTCAGGATTGTTTTCAGTTGGATCAATTCCTTTTAATAATTCATCAGCAAAAGCTTCTGGTGTTGTAAAGTCTGAAAAAACACCTGTTTCTAGCTTCGCTTCACTTACTTTAGGTATAACTGTATTTACAATATATCCTTTAATGTCAGCATAACTAGTAACATCTTTTGCTGGATCGTAACCTCTACCTGAACCAATAGCATCATAATGTAAACGAGCAAACTGTTCTTTATCAGTTATATCTACCCCATATCTATAAGCATATTGTGCCCAGGTAAGTCCTTCTGGGTAAGCTTCACTAACAGTACCTTCAATAATGCTATTTGGATTTGCAAGAGCTAGGGCATATTCTTCTTCTAATGTTTCTTTTTGTTCTCTATAATTGGCATCTTTTTCAAGGTTTTCATATTCAGAATCAATTGCTGATGTAGGATCCATATAAAACCCTGCATCAAAATTACGATCACCAATTGCTTGTATTTGATTTAACTTTGCTGCTGAATAAGCACTTGCTACATTTTTTAACGCAGTCATTGCATCTTCTGTTTGAAAAACATTTTGCTCATCTTCATCTAAAGTATCTAAATATGAAATAA